CAGGTTGTCGTGCTGCGTAGCGGTGATGCCACAAAACAGCATTTCAGTGTCGAGATCGATTTCCGACTGCATCAACAGCTTCTTCGCAGCACGCAGCTTGGCGACGTTCAGCCCCGTGTTGCCGGTCGAGCCGACAGTAGCGGCGATGATCTGCCCCGCCGGGAACGTCACGGCAGTCGTGCCATTCTCGCCCGTGTTGTTCGTGCCGAAGATACCGTTGATGATTTCATCGTCCATCGCGCGGCCCATCGACCAGACGCCGCCCGTGGTATACGGGCCGGCGGGGTCGATCAGCATGCGCAAACGGTCTTGCTGGTCGATCAGGTCCGCCCAGTCGTAATCGTTCGGGTAGATCCAGCGCTTGTCTTGCGGCGTGGAAATGAGCGGGGTGTCCGAGTGGCGACCCTGGTTCTTCACCGGGTTGACCGCGCCGAACTGTTCCGCCACCGATGCTGCCTTGCCTTGGAACGAGTATTCCGTCACGGCTTGGCGCAGACGCGAGCCCTGCTGTTGCAGGAGCATCATGATGTTCGTCGAATACTGCTGGACGAACGCGGTATTTACAAACTGGGACATGGCTGTCCTCCGAGTTGGTCAGTGCGAAAGTCGTGGCCTTTAAGGCGCCACTGCTCCCGGCTTGTCCCCACTCGGAGGGGCCAAATTTGATGCGCGGCTATGGGGTCACTCAAAAATCGGAGCCGACTTGTCCGCTGCCGCTTTGCCTTTTCCCTTCACCGGAGGTTCCGGCGAAATAGATCGGCTGTTGACATGATTGTACATCAGTGTTTCGATTTTCAAAACGGAATCGACATCGGCGTGCTTGCCTTCGCGCTTTGCTTGCTCCATCGCCAACTCGAGGCAGCGCAGATGGACTTCTACATCCATCATGTGTCATTCCTCCGGGTAGGCGAACTTGTGCAGCCGTTCCATCTCTGCCTTGGCGGCTGCATCGTTGCTCAGATACTTCGCGGTGAAGCCTTTGTCCTTCATCAGTTCGGCAATCTTCGCCTTGGCTTGACCGGGAGTGAGAGCCGATCCAAAGGTTTCGAGTTTGTCACCCGCGACGAAGTCAGGTTCACCGATCTTTGCCCCGATCTTATGGAAGAACTCCATTGCGGCTTTGTGGCCCATCGAATCTGCCAACTTGTCGATCGTTGCGTCATCCAGCCCGAGCCCGCGCACGGCCGCCTGCGCCGCTGTCAGGTTCTGTTGGTATGCCGCGCCCCACGCCGTCTTGAGCGCCGCGTCATCGGCTTGGAATGCCGTCGCCTTCGCCGCTTGCGCCGCCGCAGTGTTCGCGCCTGCCGTCTCGTTCCACCACGCGGTGAGCGCTTCGCCTTGCTTCTGTGTCAGCCCGAGTTCATGAAACTTGCCTGCGGCAGCTTGCGCGAAGGTCGGATCGGCGCCTTCCGGCACCGCGAGCTTGTAGCCGCTGGCGTCGACTGGACGACCGAGCCGATTGTAGAAGGCGTCGAGCTCGGCTTGCTGTGCATCCGGCTTCGGCAGGATGACGGCATTGCCCGCCTTGTCCGCGCCGAGCAACTTCTCGAGATTGCGATAGCCCTCGAGCACTTGCTTTGGCTCCGTCCATCCCTTGTTTTGGACATAGCCAACCGTGGTTTCGTCGGCGCCGCTTAGCCAGCTGGGAGCGGCTGCGGGTGCCGCGGCGGCCGGCGCTGCTGCCGATGCGGCCGCGGGGGCTGCACCTTGTCCGCCCTCGGCGGGGGTGTTCACGTCACTCATCATTCTTCCTTGCGGGTTGAGAAGGGGTTCCGTACAACGACCAGAGCTGGTCGTCGGTCAGTTGCAAATGCTTCTGGATGCGGAGAAACACTTCGCGCCGTCCTTCGGCCACGGCGTGCGCGCGCGGGTCCGGGTGAAACGTCGACTCGTTCGCGCGGCAAAAGCGCGCGAGATCGGACAGTACTTCTTGCCCCATCGGCCCCATGAAGGTTTTGACGTAGGCAGTGCGCCGGCGCGCGAGGAAGTCTCTGGCTGCTTGAAGCGGGCTCATACGATTTTTGCCGGGATCTCTGCGTCTTCGTTATGGAGATACACCGCGCACATCCGGTGGTAGCCGTCAGCGATGATCAGCCCTCCCTGGCTGCGCGCGAGCAGAATCGGCGAGAGCGCGCGGCCGTCCTTGATCTTTTCGAGGTTCTTGTCGACGTGACTATTGCTCACGCCGAGCAGCGGCAAGCGCGACGCGCGAAAGATGTCCTTTGCTTTAAACGAAACCACGTCCGCCACACGCAACTCGGCCACTGTGGCGCGCGCCTCTTCCTCGCTGTAGAGCAGTGTCAGATAGGATTCGGCAGCCGGGTAGTCGTGTTCTTCGGGCTCATCGAGCCAGTGGATCTTCACGCCTGTCCTCCTGTTGGTTGGCCCTGATCTGGCGATGTGCCTTGCGGTGCCGCGCTCTTGAGCATCGCGGCCATGCCGGGCAGCGCCTGCGTGACTTGCGCCGCGGCCTTGTCTGCCTCGCGCTTCTGGCGAAGCTGCGCAACCGCAGCCGGGTCGCGGATGAAGCGCGGCGGCGCGGCGTTGATGTCGGCAAGCTCGGGGATGATCGTATCTACGTCGAACCAGTCCATCGGGCTCGGGTCTTGCGTCTGCGCAGCGATCTCGGCGGCCCACTGCATCGTGCGCATCGTGCCGGCGGCTTCGTCGGAGCGCATCGCGCGATTGAGCGGCGCGTCGTACTCGACGTGGTATTCACCTTGCGCTTCGATCAGCACGCGCGGCGGCGGCGGAATCAATCCCTGCCACAGCAGCAAATCGAACTCGCGCTGCACCATCGGGCCGAGCGATTCGGACTGAAAGCGCCCCATCGTGGGGGAGAGCAGCGCGCCTTTTTCGCGGGCCCGTTCCAGCACTTCAGTCGCCGTCATCTGCGGCGTTTCAATCAGAATCTGGAACAGCGTGACGAGGAAGGCGTCGTTGATCGCCAGCCGCTCGTCGTCCATCAGCTCCTTGCCGATCTGCATGTTGCCGGTGGGCAACGTATGAACCAATGGGCGGCCGTCAGCATTAACAGCGCCGTAATTGGTGGCCCCGGGCTTGAGGCTGAAGCCGTCGAGGATTCCGTCGTCGTGTGCAAGCAGGACGGGATCAACGGCGCGGTGGCCCTGCTTGATGACGGTTTTCTTTTCTTCATTCAGGACTTTAATCGACGGCAGCACATTCATCGCCGGGCTACGGCCATACAGCTCTCCGGGCGCTGTGATATAGCGCGCGGTGGCATACGGGAAGCTGCGGTATCCGCCGACGTGCATCAGGGTCTTCGTGTCCTTGATGACATAGTAGGAAGCGAATGGCTTCCCCTTCGCGTCGAGCCTGCCGGGCTGAAAGTCGGCATTCGGCTTCACGATGTGTAGCACGAACACTTCGTCTTCCGGCTTGTCCTTGGCGCGGCCGCGCAGGCTATCTGGCAGCTTATCTTCGCCCCACTTCTGCACGAGCTGGCGAATCGTCATCTTGAATCGCCGATAAACCTTGTCCACTTGCCCCTGGAAGTTGCACGCGAAGAAGAGCTCGCCCAGGTGAATGTTGCGGTAGCGCAGCCCCTTCACGCCCGGCTGCTGCGGGTTCTTGTACTCGTCGATGAAAAGGGCGCTCGTCCCGAACGCGCCGAGGCTAACGTAGCCGTCGTGCTGGTTCGCCTGGAATGCAGAGTTAGGCGAATAACGGTAGTGAAACAAGGCGTCATTAACCGCATCGAACCAGAGCGCCACGTCGCGGATCTTCATCAGATCCGGATTTGTCGCGCGGCATCGGCTCCAGCGGCTACCCGCCGGCGTGATCATGGATTCCATCGCCGCGGCGAACTTCCACAGCGCGGCGTTTGCCGTCACATCGTACTGATCCTGGCTGCGCTGCTGGCCGGGCACAGTGTTGCCCTGGCTGTAGAACGACGTGCTGTAGTAGGGCAGCACCTTGAGTGCTACTTCCTCCCAGTGCTTTTCCCATATGCCGCGCTTGGACGCGATCGTCTCAAACTCACGTACGAGTTCGGATGCAAGTTCGTCGTCGCGCTCATTCATGGGTTATTGACCGAGCAGTTGTTTGCTGGTGCTGCCGAGATTCGAGAGGCCCGCGCCGCCCGTCAGAACCGTGCTCGTGCGGCCACGCTGCAAGCTCATGGCCTGCTGCTGAGCAGCCACGTCTGACTGGGCCTGGGTGTTGGCGGCAGTCGGCGCCGGCGGCGCGGGTAGCGGCGCGGGGGGTGTGCTCGGCGACGAGAACAAAGCGGACATGGGCGTTCCTACACGAACGAGGTTTCGATAATCATAACAGCCTAGCTAAGCAATTGATAGTCAACGTCCCGCGCGACATCGTGCCGGCGGGAATGCAGGCGAGATACTCGGTTGTCATTGCGCGCCACGGTCTGCGCAAATGTCATCGACAGCGCGTCGCCGGCGTCGGGGGAAGCTATGCGGCGCTTCTCTACCATGTGCTCCTTGGACTCCAGGATCAGCTGGTTGGTCACGGGATCGTAGCTGTACTCCGGGCCTATCAAATCCTTCGCGAGCCCGCCATCGGCCGGAATAGCCCCGGTGGCGAGCCATTCCTTCATGTACGCCCATATCTCGGTGCGCTTGTTCTTGTGCTTCTCGGACTCATTCGCGCCAGAGCCGAACTGGACTTCGATGACGCGGTAGCCCCACGCCTTCAGATTGTCGACCACGCCGGCGCCAACGCCCCCGCCGTCGACGAAGATCGCGTCTACCTTGTACTTGAGCGCGGCCGCCGCCACCTTCTCGGCGATCTTCACCGTGTCGGGGATGCGGTATTCCTCCCACGGGATCGAGCGGGCGTCGCGCCCCTTGCGAAACGCGAGCACCGTCTTCGCCTTTCCTGAGCGCGCTACGTCAACGCCCAGCAGCAGCGGGGCGCCTGGATCTGGAATGACCTCGCGTGCTGACGCCGCATCAACCGTCTCCTTGGAGATGAACTGATTCGTCGCCTGGTTCGGGAACAGGCCGTAAACTTCGATGCGTGCCTCATCGCTGTTCTCCCCGTGCTTGCGGATGATCGATGCGTACGTGTCAGGCGGGATCCCTTCGACGGTGCGCGCGTCGATGTGAGTCGTCAGCCAACTGTCGCGGTCCTCGCCGTAGAAGCATTCGTAGAACGCCCCGTCATTGCGCCGCGGGTTGCTGAACGCCAGCCAGTAGCGATCGATCGTCTTCTCGGTGAAGACACCCTGCGCCACAGTCCAGATCGGGCTCGGGATGCCAGAGGCTTCGTCGAACAGATACATCTCACCGTGGACGTTGTGGGCGCCAGCAAAAGCGTCCGGGTTCTCTTCGCTCCACAGCTGCGCCGCGATGTACCAGTACTTCGGGTCGATCTTCATGTCGCGCTGCACGAGCTCGGTCAGCCATTGGGCGGGCACGATGCTCGTCGCGTTGACGTCGAACCAGTGGGAGTTGATCGACATCGACACCCACTTGCTGATTTCGGGGAACGTCTTCGTCTTCAGCTGCGGCTCGCCGTTGGCCGTCACCCACACCGATGAGCCGAGCCGCGTGCTGACAAGCCAGTGCGCAATCCAGGAGAAGAGCGCCGACTTGCCGATGCCGCGGCCGGACGCCACCGCGGCCTTGAACATCTCGGGGAAGGTGCTGTTGATCTGGACGTGCCGGCGCGCGGCCCGGATGTAGTCGCTGATCTTCTTGAGCTCTTCGTCCTGCCATGCCCGCGGGCCGGGATCGTGCTCGAGCGGTGTGCCGGCTTTTCCGAACGGGAAGACGAAACGCACGAAGTCGCGAAGATCGTCGGACAGCCGGGGGTCCCACAGCTCCACCATGAGCTGCTGCTCGCCACGGGCGTCATAGATCGGCTGGGATTTAGGCATGGAGTCGATACATCAGATGGCCGAGC